TTATCTGTCATTTTTAAAATCTTTAAGATATTGGTATAATACTTTAGCAAAATCTAAGTTTGCTTGCAACCCAGGATGTCCATCTGCGCATTCACCTACTGGACTCATAAAATGATCAGTAAAAAGTAAAACATCAGAGAACTCTAATAAAATATTTTGATAATCAAAAGGAAGCTCAAGCTTGCCTAATTCTTTTTTAATGTTTTTAACAGGAATAACAAATAGATTTGGATACTTAGTATCTTTAATGTGTTTCAAGAAGGAAAGACATCTTATTCGTTCCCAAAATAACTTTTCTTCATTAAATATATATTTTGCAATATGTTTTTTAATTGGATTATCTAACTGGTTGTAAACGCTATAATCACTTAGCTTATTTTGATTGAATAAAGCAAATCTTGAATAAGGACATAGTTCAACAAGTATAAGATCTTCTTTTTTATGACAAGAATTATAGATTTCTATACATAATCGTTCAAAAGAGGCACCTCCCTCTCCAAAGTTATACAATCTCATATTTAATAGATCTGCAAGGATTTTAGGAAAAGCATGATTCTTCTCTTTTTCTCTGATAGAATTGACAATTTTTGAATCTAAGTTTTGCAACCAGGCAAACCTCTTACTTCCAGTATAAGCAGAAAATCCAGGTAGTTCATGTTCAAATAACTCTTCTCCTACAGAGAAACTATCTCCATAAGAAATTAAGTCTGGGCTGCAGGAATCTAATAGATAGTTCTTCATCATTTAAATTTTTGCTTTTTGTAATACAAAACTTTTATAAGTGTAAATGCGAAGTCAGAATTAGTTACACTACCATTTACTCCCCAAAAGAAATCAAATCCATCTTGATTAAAATTTTTAAGTTTTTGATATTGTGAAAAATCTTTATTCAAAATGATTCCAACCGCTAAGTCAACCCAACATTTTTGATCGAATAAAACTACTGTGTGCCCGCCAGCTTGAGCTGCTAAACATTTTATGTCTGATAAATACCAACATAGAGTTAAGCTAGCAGATTCACAATCACCCTTGGTAACATTTATTGTTTCTATGTAATCGTTCAAAAATTCTAATAAATTTTTATTTTTGTATTGTGGGAGACCAAAAAGTTGTTCGTCCATCATTAAGTTTTACCTTTTCAACTGGATTTCCATAAATATCCTGTTTCTGATTATAGACCATCACATGCCCACCCCTAGCAGCAACAATCTCGGTTGGATTGCTAGCAAAACGAGTATAATTACCGTGATTGTTATATAAGTCGGAATAATTACGAATAGTGGCTCCACCTGTTTCATAAGAAGCTTTGAGGATTTTACAAACTGCAAAATATAGTTTCTCAAGTTCTTCATCACTGCAACTTTCTAAAAGCCTATCAGGTCTTATACCTGCGAGAAAAAGAGATTCAGATTTGTAGATATTTCCGACACCAGATATCTGAGACTGATCCATAAGCCATTTAACCATTGTCCATTTGGGTTTGAGACGAGCAAGTCGTAAAAACTCGGATAGAGTACAAGGATTATTAAGCATATCAGGCCCAATAGAAGCCAGTTTCCGCTGATGATGCTTATCATCAAATATAAACTTAACAGTACCAAAATTGCGTTGATCATTATAATATACCGCCGTATCATCATCAAAATAAAATGCAATACGAGTATGTTTTGATGGTTGAAGTTTAAAATTACCACTCATACCTAGAGTAGTGTACATATAGCAAATAGGTAAGAGATCTCCGAACTCCCACCAGATAAATTTACCTTTATTATAAACACCTTTAACTGGAAGATGTTTTTCATCAAGAGCAAAATAAAACTCAGAAAATCCAGTAGGTAATGATTTAACATACCTACCAGAAATAAAATTAATATTTACTAAAGACTTACCGCGTACAGCCCGATCTACCTGACGAGCTGTACGAGTGCATTCTGGTCCTTCGGGCATTAGCGCATTTTTAGATTAGCTTGACGTGGAAACCCCCAAACATCAATAGCAGGAACACGAATCATGCGTTCTTTAGTATTATTTTTGTCAGGGTTTTGAACAGTAAGCATCACGTTTTTACCAGCACGCCATGCTTTAACTTTGTTATTCATCTCAGCTTCAGAACCAACGTAATCAAGTCGCAAAGCTTTTTGAATACGTTTTCCAAAACGACTTGGATTTTGGTGGGTGATACCTTTTGAGACTTGTTTTTGACGCTGTCTTTTCTTAGCCATTACTTACTCCTTATTTAAAATATAAGTTAATATAACTTATTTTCAAGCATAGAGCAACTAAAGAGCGGCAATCATTACAGCATAGTTAGATGAGATTGTTGAATTTTGTCTTAAATCAAGAAAAGAAGAGATAAAGTGTTGAGGCTCATAGACTTGTTCACAACTTGAACACTCAACTAAATCAAGAGGTTCAATTTTACCGTTTTGAAACCAAACCTCTTCTTCTTGAGAACAGATAGGGCATTTAGTTCTGGCTCTGTAAGTAGACATTCTGCACTTTTTGGTAGTATAAATCCATGGAATGATCAAAAGCACCATCAAATGGTTGGCCCTTAGCTAAAGCGCGCATACGCCCTCTCCATTAATCCTTAATTCTTTGCCAGCGAGACATTTTTCTGATATTACCATGATGGTTAATATAAACAATCTCACCACTATGACGAAAAATAATAGGCAACGGAACTTTTGTCACAATATCATTGTTGTTTACAAAACGCCAATGTTTGATTCCATCATTCTTCATTTCTTTGACGAAGGCGCGATTACCTACACGGGGGGAACCGAATGTATAGAGTTCGTGTGCGTCCAACCGACTAGCACATATGGTAGCTAATGCAGCTCCTAACGAATGCCCCGTACACGTAATTTTGTACCCATCGTCAAGTTTTTGTTCAGAAATCCACTGAACAATACCATCATAGACTTTATCTATAGCTTGTGCAAATCCAAAATGAACTAAACCCTTTTCTCGTGCCTGCTTAGGCCAAGCCTTGAGATCAGCTAAGATATCTTTCAACTGTGTAGGCTCAGTTCCTCTAAATACAATGAAGATTTCATTTGCATTACTTTTGCGGCAACAAAAAGCTTGCGTGCCTTCTTTATCAAACCAAGCCCATTCATTATACCCAATATCTTGTAGTAATTTTCCAACTTCGTCTTGGTTTCTGTAAACACCAAGCGCAAAACCTGCTGCAAGTGCAGCTTTTTTATAATCTAAGTTCATGAGGGGAACTCCTTTTTATTGTGCTTTGAAGACAGCTACCTGTGATGGCACTCCTTCTATATAGTATATTTTTTCAAGTTTTATTAACTCTTCTTTTTCAAGTGTCATAGTCGCGTGCTTAACTCCATTGGTTCCTTTATGTTCATTATCTGACTCATGCCAGTCATCATAAAGCAATACGGTCGCCCCTAGTTCAATTGCCATTTTTGTGTCAGAAATAACTGATTCATAACCATGACAGCCATCAATAAAGGCCATGTCAAACTTTGTATCTTCTAATAGGGGTTTAGCCAATTTACTATCTGAAGCAATAAAATTAAATCTATCACCATAGCGTTCTTTGACAGTTTCTGAAGCAGGTTTTGTAGCTCCATGTTTGCAAATATCCACAGCCGTAAGTTTTACAGTTTGTTGTGGATGCCACTCTAACCACATGGAAGCTGAACAACCGATATTAAATCCTATTTCAAGAATATGATTGATGTTATAAGTTTCATAAACACCTTCAATTATATGGCGAAAGATTTCAGGGTCTTGTCCGTTGCAACCCCAAAATCCTTCTCCTGACTTGTGCGTGTTTAGTATATAATTAAGCCAACTCACTTTGATTTCATCTTTTTAAGGATAGCAGCTTGAAGTGCTGGTGGAAGCTTGCGTTGTGCTGGTGTTAGGCCATCATCTTTACGTTGCATTTTTGGCTTACCACCGTTCATCATTGGTGCTTTTTTACTCATTACTTACTCCTTTAAAAATCCAGAAACTTGGATTGTGTATTTTGCTTTAAGTCCGGCGTTCATAGATATGTGTTCATGACCTTCGTCCCATAAGAATCCTTCGCCAGCCTTCCAGTGGGTAGAATTTTGCCATTCTCCTTTATCATCTTCATATTGGATAATGTGTCCTGGATCCCAATCTTCTAAATAAATATTAGCACGTACAGGTGTACGTGTGTCTTCGGGATACTCAGTCTTAATCTTATAAAAAAAGTCTCTGTGCCTTGTGACACAGTTGCCAGGAGGTTGCTTAATCGTGGAAATACTTTTTACCTCAACATCTAAAAGATCTCCTAGTTCTTTAAAATATTTATTATCATCCCACCAAAGCTGATGGATAGTAGTATTTTCGAGTACGTAAGTATCAGGCATTCCCCCATAAGGCTCATATATTTCAGGCATATCTGTTGGTTGATAGGCTATACATGTTCCTTTGTGAGCAGAATAATCTGCTAGTAAAAAGGGAGACCAATCATATTCTATATTTACTTCTTTAATCATTATTAACCTCTGTTTTATGAAAAATATTTATCATGTTGTATGCAACATTTTCTCTTGTGATAACATTAGAAAAAGACTTATTGAAATCGGTACAAAAGTCTTCTAAGTCATCTTTAAGGGGTAACTTATTATAACAACCTTTAAAAACTGAGTTGTCTTTTTGAATTAATGCATGTTTATAAACACCGTTGTCATAACAATAATACAACTTAAAGTCATCATACAAAGTATATTGAAACCTAGTTTCAAAATTTTTGTACTCTGACGGTCGCCAGTCTAAAGTGGAGAAAAATCTTACAAAACTTTCTTTATCATCAGCTACGTCTTCAGTAAGACCTCTATCTTTGCATTTAAAATGACAATATAATGTCTTATCATTAGTGTTAATTTCAAAAAAATTTGAGCCAAAGTATATACCGTCTGTAAATTGTTTTATGACTGCTATAATGTAACCTCTCTCTGACTCACAGATTACTTGACTTGTTAAAGGAATAGATGAATCATAACTAAAAATCCAATCAGGATTTTCCTCTGTTGCCGAGATCAATTTTCTTACCTTTATGGGTACCTGACTTACGCGGTAATAAACCACGTGCTACAAGGCGGGCACGATT